AACTATTTTTATCATAGTATGCCTCTAAATCTTGATAACATACTTTATTTTTTACAATAAAACCATCTATTCTTAACTGAATAATTCTATACAACTCATCGGTTGTTAACTCTTTATAGTGTTTTATTGTTGTCTTTATCACGCTACTAAGAGTGGAGTAAGATACCTGAGAAGTCCTGAGGCTAGAATTACTACTGCTACAGAGTTAAGTATAATTAATGCCCTATCTCTCCATAGAAGTCCAACCCATAGCCAACCTAAACAACCTGTAAAAGATAGTATTAAATCTGCTAAAGGAAACAATCCTTCTGCTCTAAATACCATAGCAGATAATAATAGTGTAGAGGCTGTCCACTTAACATACCAAGATAAATCTTGTTTAGGTGTAGCACTCTTAAATATTCTCTTACTATTTAGTACTTCTTCTTTGGTAAACTTCATACTCGTCTAACTATTCTTGGAATAATTTCTCCACTCCTTATTACTTCTACATCACACCCTATTTCTAATCCAAGAGCCTCGATGTACCCTATATTATGTAGGGTTGCCCGACTAACTGTTGCCTCTCCTATCACACAAGGTTTTAGGATTGCTACTGGAGAAACCGCACCAGATTTACCGACATTCCATTCAACATCTAATAATTCAGTAACGACTCCTGCCTGTCTTGTCTTTATGGCAAAGGCTCCTCTAGGGTGGTGTGATGTGTAACCTAATTGTTCAAAATATCTGTTATTGTCGGCTCTTACAACTTTACCGTCCTGAGGAAACTGACCATAATCGGAAAGCGTGATAACATTAAATCCCCAGCCACTTAATAATTTCATATCCGAACACCAGCTATCGCCAGGGTGTGGTTGAAAATCATAGGCTACGAAAGTAAGTTCACGCGTTTTAAACTCGTTTATGTCCTTCAGATTTAAACTACCTGAAGCATAGTTTCTTGCGTTGGGAATAGACTTGGGAGCTACAACCTCTCCTGTTACTTGTACAAGACCATTAAAAGTAATTACTTTTGGTACTAGTGTACTTATCTTATCGGTGATGTCTAAACCTAGTTTACCATCTCCTCGAGTAAGAGCGCGTTGTAGTTCCCCGTCTATATATGTGATAGAAACAGCGGCACCATCTAGTTTGGGTGTCATAATGTGAGGTTGCGAGGATACCCATGCAGGTTCCTCGTCCTCTCCACTAAAGACCTTTTGCAACGAATACATTGGAAACGGATGTTTGTATCGTTGCTCGTCTAATGATACACCTACCTCGTCTGCAAGAGATGTGTTCTCTACTAGTCTATCATACACTTCATCAGGTATGAGAGGTGTGCCTTGTGCGTATGCTTGATTGCAGTGACGCAAATATGTTTCTAATTTTTCATTCATTTGTATATTATATCCGAATTTTAAGGTAAAGTCAAGAACTATTTTTCAAGACTATAAATAAATCTCGTCTAGTATATCTTTAAAGTGTGTTTCTAAAACATCTTTAACTTCTGAGATTGATAATATTTCTACCATCGCCTCAAATATACCACGACTATTCTCAAAATCTAGAGGCATAGCAATGCCGTCCCTCGTGGGCTTCCACTCTTCGTTAAAATCTTGATAATATTTTCTTATATGAAGATACTCTGTACCACGAAAAGTATTTATCATAACAAATATTTTTTCATGTTTATCTTCGTTATGATGTATTTCTTTTTCGTATACAGGTGCTGCGTTATGTAATTCTATCATTTTTCAAAATCCTCGCTAAAGGTACAATAGATGTTACATTTTTAGGTTGTAGCAATCTAAATGAATCAGTGTCCCAGCAAAATAATAGCACTTGACTACCATTTGGTTTTGCCCTGTTTCTTTTAGACTGTATATATTTATTGTCAAAATCCATAGTGCAGACATTGTACTTCAATCTGCGACTGTTTTGACTTCGATATGTGATGATAGCATCACCTGCATCATCTACATTTTTTATAAAGTCCTCTTTTTTCATTCCGTTTCCTTAGGGTTGTTAATATCTATTACCGTCCCTTAATGGTTCACTTTCTGAGGTCTTTCTTTTAGATGTAAAAAATTGTGGGAGAGTTGCCTCCCCCACTTTTCAGGGGTAGTTAATCGTTAAGTTTGTTTAACAAGTCAGCAAAATACTTGGCAGCTTTCCCTGTTAGCTTACCAATTATTGCAGCGTCGGGCTCTTGACCCATATCTGAAATAGCATTAGTCAGTTCTTCCTGAGCAGCGGCAACACTTACTCTGCCTCCACCAGTTCCTCCACCTGAGGATTTGACTGCAGGATTTTTCTTTACATATACACCTGCTTTTGTTAAAATCATTCTGACACCGTTTGGACTTTGGTCTAACTGTTCGGCAATGCTTTTAACAACTTCCATACTGTTCTCAGGAGTCGGCTCTTCTGATACATACATATCAATCGCTTCTTGCTTTAATTCATCTGTCCATGTAGACATTCTTTTTCTCCTTTTCTTGTAAGATTCTGGCAGTCCAGGACACCAACCTGTTGCCTGCCTCATCTGAAAATAAAATCTATCACTCATTGATAATTTCCTAAATATATAATATATTATACTCACTTTTTAACCGTGAGTCAAGAACTATTTTTTAGTAACTATAACCGTAGGTTATTATATCATTGTGATATAGCTCGGCTATCATAGTGCGAGTTCGTAATGTATACCAGTTCTTCCAGTCCTGATTTACTTTTAGACTCTTTAAAATTGATGTATCTTTGGGGTGTAGATTTAATTCCTTTAAGTCCTGCTCCCAACTTTCATATCTTATTATGTAGTCGCAGTCTTTATATAAATCTGTTTGTTGTTCTGGAGTAAACTCATAAATCCACTTATCAAAACCAATATAATTAAGACTAGCATAGTATTCTGATACTGCTCTCTCATAAGGATTTCTTATTACTCCTATTGTATTATTTTCTACTGTTAGAATTAGCTTCATCTTGCAACTCCTTTATTCTTTTATACAATTCATAAATTAAAGCAGTTTGCTCAGCTAATTGTGCTTTTAATACTTCTTCTTTAGTCAAAATAATTTTTTAATACCTCTAGTTTATCTACTAGTGTAGATAGTTTCTCTAACTCTGCGTCTAGAGTTTCTATAATATCTCCGTGTTCTGCTAGTCCTACATGAGAACCTAGTAATACTTCGATATTCATAATGTGGGCTTCTATACCACCCTCATAAAACTTTATGAGTGCTTTAATTAATCTTTCTTTATAATTATTCATCTCTTGTTTTCCCTAAAAATGCTGGTATAAATTGTTTTAGAAACCTTTCTCTTGAACTATCAACTAAAAGTATGTGTGCTATAAGTGGTAGCATAACAGTTGCTAATACATGGAAAGCTATAAATCCTATCCATCTATACCTGTAGGCAATATTTTCTGGTTCAATAATGCTTATTACTTTTATTGCAGGTCTCCACAATAACCAATACGCCATGAACACACCACTTGCCCAAAATGCTACTATAATATTAAATGTTGTATATGTCGACTCCATACTTCTCAAGATGTTTTAAACTACCTAGGTCATATGCCAGTTGCGTACAGTAACTTCCTGCATATCTTAAATGCGGGAAGAAAGTGTCCGTCAAATCTGTGGTCTCAATAGTGTAGATTAAATACATTCTTGCTCCATACTTTTCGACATAATTAACAGCTTTAGTAATATCTCCTTGACATGCATAGCCTCCGTTGGCTGCTTGATGCTCTGGTGTTATTTCTCTTACTATTTTTGCTGGGTAGTTCTTTCTAATTGCCCAGACTACTTCTCCGACTTTGAACTCATCTGCTACACATTGGTCTGGTAGCATAGCTGTTCTTCGTCCTTCGTAGTCACCCTCTGGCAACTTCATGGGAACACCTATCTTCTCAATTATGCTTTTTACAAAAGCAGGAGAACGATACATGCTTGACGCAATACTAGAGACATTTTCTCCAGTAAGGTATCGTTGTACTACAAAACGAATATCATCATCAGTTGCAGGTTTCCCACGCAACTTAGCTTTCATACGACTAGTTCTTTCAATATCTAGTTTATGCTCATCTATTATTTTACCTAGTCTAGTAGTATTATAAGTAATATTGAGTATGGAACAAGCTTCCTTTTTGGTTATAGGTTTCTCTTGCTCTAGTAACTCAATTACTTTGGCTATATTCGCTTTGGTTAGATTCTCGTGTTTCTTGATTCTCAATTTCTTTTCCTAATAACATTACAGCATAGTGTAATATCTTAAGTAAATCATTGGTATCTTTCCCATTCTTCTTGCCATATCGCTGAGCATACTTTATGATATTTCCTAAGCAAAACCCTTCCCCATGACCTGCGTCGAATATGAACTCCGTTGATTGTATTTTATCCATACTATAATGCTCTTGATAAGTGCCAATAATATGGTTTCTTAACATATTTAATGCTGTTTCTTCGTTAAATTTATCTCTCATGTTTGTGTTGTAAAAAAGCAAACTTGTACAAGTCTGCCTGTTTCTTTATCATGCCCCCAACCTGCGTTGAATGGAGCATGCCAATAATTAGCAGGATACATTATAAGTCTATTATAAATGTTTGCTGCATAAGTGTGTAAATCAAAAATACCATCTGGTTTCCAAAACTCTTTGAATCCTGACTGCGGAGCAATCCTCATCTGTTTTGTTTTAAAAACAGTATTAGTATTTTTTGCTCGGAACAATCCTGTTCCATGGTCGGCTTTCGCATTAGGACTTAGATAACATACTGAAGCCCATGATTCGCCACCACTTTCTTTTTCTTTTATTTCGGTAAGTTTACTATTGTCATGATGTACCCAATTTAAGTGAGGTTTCCCTTGTAAATTAGTTTCTTCAAGTCCAAGTGTAAAAGCAGTATTACTATTATTTGTTGGAAAGTCTATTATCTTTCTATTCAATATAGTTTCATACCTATTCTTCAAATATAACCAGTTCTGAATATTTGTTCCATTTGTTCGCTTACCTGGAAATAAGTTTTTCTTACCTTTGTTGCCAGGAAAAAAGAATTCTTTTAATGCTTTCTTCCTAACTTCATCTGGGTTTGGGTAGAAATTATCTACTATTATAATCATTTTTGAAGTTCTTCAATAACATCTAATCCACCTTCAATCTTTGCAAGGTATTCTTTTTTGTCTGCTAACTGATTTTCAAGAGAGAATATCTCCTGACTAATCTTATCGTGTTGCACCTTCAAATTATTTTTTAGCATATCTGTATGCGACATTGTTTCCAAAGGCTCTTTAGTTATGCCTAGTAGTTGGTCTAGTTTAATGTCTTTCGCCATGCTTTCTTACTCCATTCCCTAAATGCACTTCACTACCGTCAGACTTTCTCATAATAATTTGTCTGAAGTAGTGTTGTTTCTCCATATACTTATCAATCGCTGCTAGTCTATCTTCTTTACTAACACCATCATTGAATGTAAAAGTATACTCTCCTCTTTTTACTTTAATCATTTTGCTGTTATTCTTTGGTCATACCAAGCAAGACCTTCGTCCCACCAGTAGGGTTTATCCCTGTGTGACCACTTGGCGAATGTCGCCTTGTCCGTATGATAGTAAAGTCTGTAACTACCAATAACATCTTCTGCGTCTTTTAGTTCATCTGGCATTGCCATACCAAATGCAGTCTGTCCAAGACGAGGTGTGTTTTTAAGTTCGGGTAGTTTATTTATTACTTCTACTACTGACTTATGTTGTTTGCCATAGCGATAATGATACTCGTCATTCAAAGCATTGGCATAACAATGAACCCACTCAAAATTATCAAGGGAAGACCTTGTCCATATCGTGCATGGGTGATTATACATCATCGGCAGATATTGACACAAAGGTCTTTCCTCGAGGGGTAAATCTTTTATCTTTGCTTTTTCTTCATTAAGGATTTTACTTTCCTCTTTGTTCAAAGCTCTGGGAACAAACCCTAGAACATGGTCTACCCAAACAGTTGTGCACATTAGTTGTGCTGCTTCGAGTGGCATTTTTACTATGTGTTTGTCCACATGGTATTCTGCACACTTGTCTAAATCTTCATCTAAATAAAATAAATTCATCTAATCCAGCACTTGTATTCGTTGCACTCTCCTGTTTTATGGTCTACCATCTTGCCACAAATCTCGCAGTCGTCCCAATACCAAGTCTCAAAGGACTTTGTATCTGAGTTCCACACTTGGCAAGTTTTCTTGTCTATTGTATTTTCCATAATATATATTATACACAAATTTTAATCTGTTGTCAAGAACTATTTTTTCTGTCCATCTTGACCAGCTGTTGGGGCTTTGTGTGTTCCAGCGTATAAACCAAACCAAGCTGCGCCTGCTCCGACTAATACTGAAATTAAACCTGATTGTTCTAATGATGGCTCGGGTAAATCCATAAACCACATTGTTGCAAAGTATAATAAGAAAATATATACACTTAGGAACAATCTTGGGAATATTCTCCAACTATCAACCATTTGTGCTAAAAATATCCACTTCTGATAAGGGTTAACATTGTTTACATCTTCTAACTCTCTTATCCTATCTTTGAGTTCAGACTTCTCTTGCAATAGTGCCATAAACTTATTAAGGTCTATCTCAACTTCGTTTCTGTCCATATCGCCTGAGAACTGACCCATGTTATTCATGTTTGCCATACTTCTCTCCTACGGCTTCCAATCATACCAATCATTTCTTCCATTATAAGCTGGTGGCTCGTGAAAATGAAAACTAATTGATATTCTTGGACTTAGAGTATCTACTCTATGATATTTCCCTTTCGGGATATATAACATATCTCCCTCATTTAAGTCGAACACTTCTTCTAGTGTTGCGTCTTGTGGTCGATAATGTTTTTTATCAACACTAAACTCATTATACATATACCATCGCACTGTGCCTGATACATGAAATAAAAAGTTATCTGTCGAATCTGCATGAATAGGAAAACATTTCGCATCTCTTTGATTACTGCAATATATGTTTGCTTGTCCTATTCCATAAAACTTTTCAAATTCTTGACACTGTTTCCACATAGTTTCATTTAGAAACTCACTCAATGTCAATATAAAACTGCTTCCCCCTTTCCATAATTTGTAGATTTCTTTTCTACTTTTCTTTTCTGGTGATTTCTTTTTACACCATTTATTACCGTTTGGTAATACTACCTGTAGCTGAGGAGTTCTATCCCAACTACCTATATTTACTTGATTTAAATAATTGTCAAACTCTTCCCAACTAAAATGTTTGTTAAATCTAGGTTTATCTGACTTAACTACAAAATGTCTTTTACCTTTGTACTTGTTGAGGAAGTTATCCATACCAACAGGTCTTATTAGTTCTTCAAATGGAATTGACAATTTTTGCTAACCTCCACCACTCTCTCATTAAATCTTGTCTAG